TCTTTCTTGCTTTTTCAAGACCTTTATCCAATGCTGCTTCGTTGTTCATTGACCAGTTGCGTTAAAAAATACGGTAGTCCCCAAATTACCCGCACTGACTTCTACCACAGAACCATCAAATGTCCCAGTTACATCAGTTACGGTCAAAAGATCACCTACCTTAATGGGTAGAGTTCCCGGTATCGATAATCCGTACTTTGAAATGACGACCTCATTAAAGCGTGAAGTGTTCGTGTATTTCCTGCATTCTCCTTCATACACTACTTCTTCCGTACCCTGACTAAACGGGGTTGGATCGGTCATTCTATAGACCTTGCACGTATGAGGAAATCTCGGATTATACATGGAACTTCATGCCTAAAGGATTCATTTTAATAGTTGATTTAGTCGTGGCCTCTCCATACTTGCTGTAAATGTAATTAGCCATCTGCATCAATCTTCCGTTGTCCGAAACTCCTTTTTGTATGCCGCCTTCTCTATGCCTCCATCCTGCATCCGCATCTTCTACCGTAGCAGAAGTGCTTGGCAATGAGGCACAATATACATATAGGTCTGCTTTGCATAACTCAAGTACTTTCGTTGTGAGAGAAGCAGCTGGTGTACCCATCTCTACGCCCCTCTTTATGAAGATCGACAACAAGGCCTCATCCGATACAGTGTAACCAACACACCCCCGCAGATATGCTTCTACGGGGATAGTGCTGGTAGTATATTGAGTAGTTGCCATGTCTATGCGGTTACGGTGTAAACACACATATATCTTGCAACTTGAGGAACACAAAGCGCATAAATTTCGCTCTCAACGTAAACGCTCTTAGTTTGAGATTCGAAACGTTGCGTGATAAGTGTTCTGCCTCCATCGAAGAATGCGGTACGTACAGTAGGATCACCCGTTAGTACGTGTTGTGCAGTCTTGATAGTCCCAAGCTGTCCGTCAGGTACGTATGCAACATTGAGAAGGTTGAAGTTTTCAACCCAGTCTTTTTTAAGAGACCTTGTTGCAGGATCGTACTTGTCAACCATTGCCTTAGAATCTCTCGGTATGATAGGACACCCTACCAAGCGAGTGATGGCGGCCGCAATTGCATCGTCAGACAAGTTTTGTGCATAGCTCAAAGCATCTGAGCCCGCATTCGGGAACATCATCTGTCCGATACGGGTAAGAACCTTGCTGTGTCCCAACAGGTCATCGAACAAGTCTTGCGACATTTCGAAATGACCCATAGGATAGCCGTTTTTCTTAGCCCATTTGTATTTATCCTTCAGATACTTGATAGGGTCAGATGTAGCGCCTTCATTGGCCAAGATATGTTCGTCAGTTTTCCACCAACGATTTTCACCAGATAAAGCCTCTTTGTTGCCCGCAGGAATACCAAAGTCAAACGTAACACCCTTAATACCTTGAGGATTGTTGTTGGCATCAATAGTAAATTGACCCGTAGAAACGATGCGCATACGTTGATGTGTAAGTCCATTGTAATTACCTGCTATCAGTTTGTCAATAGAATCAAACTGTAAGCTTAGCAATGCGTCTTGCGTTTCGCTTGTTAAAGCGGCTTCTCCATACTTTTGCGCTAAAATCATTCTTTCACGAAGAATCTTTTGGTTCAACGCAAATCCATGTTTTTGAGGCGGTATCTTGTTAGAACCGATTTTGAACGATTCGAAGCTCTTATAAAGACCCGGAGAATCAATATCGGTATAAACTGGGAGTGTAGCAACGCCCAAATCAGCTTCTAATTGTTCGTAGGTGAAATCCAACTGAATTTCGTCGTCCCATTGAAAGCCGTCAGTTTGAGGGGCGTTATACTTCTGATAAAACCTGTCAACAAATTGCTGAAAGCTTGCACCGCCTAAACCGAAGTCAAGTAAGTCGTAATATGATTTTACATTAGTTCTCATCGTCTATCCTCCAAATTTAAGCGTGTTTAACATATTTAATACCAGACATGTTAGGCGCAGCTTTAACTTCAGCAGGAATAGCTTCCTCCAACATATCCTCAAATACCACTCCTGTGTGAACCACAGTACCTGTGGTAAATTCACCAACAATCACATCGTTGTAAAGCAAACCGTTTACATCGGTAGCGGGGGTTAATGGGTCAGCCCCAATATCTGCCGCTTTTACAATTTTCAATGCACCTGACGCTGTGTCAAGTACACACATCGATCCGGCAGGGATAACAGCCCCAACTTCATATCCAGTAGTGTCAATCAGTCCACCAACAGGGTAAACTTGTGTTGACTGAAACCAGATATTCTTACCAGATCCAAATTCTTTTTCTGTTCTTCCGTAAGTACTCATAATTAATTAATTTTATTGTTCTTTTTTTGGCACATTAGCCTGTCCCAACTTCTTGGCAAAGAACTCGTCCAACTTGCCTCCATCATTTTTTGGCGGATTCGGATTACCTTGATAAGGTACTGCTCCATCTCCCAAGTAAGACCTTAGTTTTGCCTCATAAGTAGGTTTTACTGTCTCTAAAAGTGATTCTGCCGTTGCATCTTCAGGTATGTCGATAGTAGATACTATATCCTCCCACAAAGACTTACGAGCCACCTTAAGAGCGTCGGCCTTCGACTTGACTTCGTTACGTAAAGAATTGACCATGTTTAATTTTCTCTCCCTTTCGTAAGCCTGCTCAAGCGCTTCAAGCCGTTTCAGTAATTCTGCATCTCCTTCTTTCGGGTTCTCCGACTTAGGTTCTGCTTGTTGCGGTTGGCTATTTTTTAGCTCACTCATTTTTGCCTCTATCTGTTTCTTTACCGTAGTGGCAGCAAAGTTCGATATGTTGCCTTGAAACGATTTGATAAGCTTAACAGCTTTGTCGTAAAAGGCTTCATCTGGCTCTGCATCATCAGACAGGTGCAATTTGATGTAGTCAGAAATGGACTGATCTGATACGTCGGTTTGTCCGACTTTTGCTTTGATTTGGGATAAGATTTTTTCTGTCTCCATTTTTTGTTTTTTAGTTATACAAATTTAACAAATATTTTCAACAATACAAAGATATTCTTGAAATATTTAATGAATTTATGCGAAGTTATTAAAAGAATTTATTATATACAACAATTTTTCTGTTATTCTAATAATTATCGGCGATTATTTTGCCAAATAATTCTATATTTACTTGACATACTCTCCCGTCTAAAGACAGGGAGATTCTTGTGTGCAAACGTGAGGTGCTGCCCAAGCAGTCTTATCCTCACTCCACAATTCGGAGATGCCCCTCCGAAGTATATTATTAGCTGCTAAAACGTCCCTGTCATTTATCAACCCACATTCAGGACATTTCCATTCACGGTCTGATAGTGTCAGGGAACTGTTTACATATCCGCACTCGCATGTTTTTGATGAGGCAAACCAACGGTCAATCTTATGGACTTTAACACCGTATTTCGTGGCAACATATTGGAGTTTAGAAATGAATGAAGCATGCGATAAATCGTTCATCTTTCTTCCCCATAGCTTTGTCATACCCGTTAAAGATAAGTCTTCGATAAAAATGTAGTCGTATTTTCTACAAAGCTCGTGTGCTAACTTCCATTGATAATCATTCCTCTTATTTTGGATAGATTCATGGAGACGGCAAAGCTCAAGACGCCTCTTTTCTCGATTGTTTGACTTCTTTTTTGTTTTGGATAATAACCTGTACTTCCGTCTTAGTTCGGGTAAGTCCTCTTTCAAAAACTGCGGATTGTTGAATGAAGCACCATCGCTCATCGTTAGATACGTTTTCAAACCCCAATCAATCCCGACGGATGCACCATTGTGTGTCTTTTCGTACGTGTTTGGGTTATTATCTGTTGTGATGATTACATAGTATTCATTCAATTTTGAGCGCTTGACAGCTATTCTTTTAATCTTTCCTTCATAGTCTCTACTTTTTGAGAATTTATATCTTTTATGTAACTTGTTTATCGTTAAAACATTTCCATTCAAAGTGTAACCACCCTGTTTGAAAACAAATGATGCAAAATCTTTTGCACGTTTAAACTTCGGCGGTCTGGTGGATATCTTTTTGAAAAACCGCTGATAAGAGGTATCTAATCTTTGAAGAATTTCCTGTACGGATTGAGAATGGAGTAATTTAGGTTTTAGTCTCGCTGAAAAATGTCTCTGCATTCGATTTACAGAAATATATCCACCATACAAAGAATAATATCTCTTTTGCAACGACAGAGCATGATTCCATACAAACGAAGCTTCACGGAGCATCTTATCCAGATGTTTCGTTCTTTCTGTTTTATACAATTTATATTTGTATGTAATCATATTTTGTTGTATCTTTGTGCAAAGATAGCAATAATATTACATATATGCAAATTATCTAATAAATAAATATTATGACAACGGCGTAAAAATCACTATATTTGCGATAAAGTTTTTAAAATGGATAGATTTGTAACAATTAAAGACAAAGATTTCTATTCGTGGGATTATATTGAACATCTCCGCAAAGAAGATGCCAAAAAGAGAAATCCATATAAAATCATTGCGCAGCGTGGAGGGCAGGAGAACATGTTGTCTCAGAGCGCTGATATTATTTTCGGGGGCGGATCACGCGGCGGTTCAAAATCCTTTAGTCTTCTTTTAGAGGCCTTAAAAGACTATCAAAACAAAGATTTTAGAGCCACTATTTTTCGTAGGGAGATAGATGACCTTTCAGACCTTATCGATACCTCACATAGTGTATATGGCGACTTTGGTACATACAATCGATCTAAAGCAGACATGACATGGAACTTCTATTCTGGCGCATCACTTAAATTCAACTACTATTCTGACAACTACGAAGAGTTTAAAGTCAGGATGCAGGGTAAACAGTATGCGTTTATAGGAATAGACGAAATCACGCATATAGAGTATCAAAAATTTAAATATCTAATAACCAACAATCGTAACGCATTCGGGATACATAATAGAATATGGGGCACATCCAACCCTGATCCAGATTCATGGGTCGCTAAATTCATTGACTGGTGGATAGGAGAAGACGGACTACCAATACCCGAACGAAATGGTGTAGTAAGATACTGTTTTATGGACGGAGACGATGTAAGCAATATCTTTTGGGGTAATAGTAAAGAAGAAGTGTATGAACAATGCAAGGATACAATCGACAAATATTGGTTACCATCCTATGATATTTACGGATCACCTGCCGACTTATTCGTTAAATCTGTAACCTTCGTTGAGGCTAAGCTTGCCGACAACATTCAACTCATGCGATCAGACCCTACCTATTTAGCCAACCTTGCAGGTCAATCAGAAGAACAACGCTCAAGAGACCTTGAGGGTAATTGGAAATACAAGTCGGTTGGTGATGATATGATCAAGATGAGCCACATGGATGCGTTCTTCAATAATCCGCAACAAACAGGCGACGGAGTACGAAGAGTTTCGCTTGATGCGGCATTCGAAGGAGGAGATAACCTTGTTATGTGGTTATGGGAAGGATGGCACATAAAAGATTTGTTTGTTTGTAAAAAAGATTCAAAAGATACCGTAAACGTAGTAAGAGCTAAGTTAAAAGAATGGAGAGTATTAGAGGAGAACTTCACATACGACCTTAACGGGATAGGTCAGATATTCAAGGGATTTTTTAATAGCGCAGTACCGTTCAATAACCGTGAATCTGTGGCCGAAGAAGACAAAGGACTTTACGACACAATAAAATCACAAGCGGCATATCTTTTTGCAAAGAAACTCATCAATAAAGAAATATCCATAGAACCTACTTTATTGGACTACCGATTCGAGGCTGGCAAGAACAAGAACGTTCAATTGAGGCAAATTCTCATGGATGAACGAAAGGCCATAAGAGCCAATGCGTCGTCTTATGAAAAAGGGTTTTCTTTGATAAAGAAGATTGAAATGAAGAAATTTGTCGGCCATTCACCAGACTTTATAGAGGCCATGTTTATGAGGATGATCTTCGAGATAAAATCTAAAAAGAGCAAGGGCGTGCCGAAATTAGGTACAAAATTTATTAGTCCTCAATTTTCTTATAGACAAACATTTAATCCACGATACCATTAACGGTAAATAAATTAATTATGAAACCAATAGACATTAAAACAAAGAGGGTGTGGAAGCGGATAACTCCTGCTGGGTATCTTTCTCAATCGAGATTCATATCAACCGAAGAGACGCTTTCTGCAATGAACGACAACATGATGTTTCAGACGGTAACTCAAGCAGACTTTCTTCGAGAGTTTTACCCTTCTGGACATGCTATCAACGACCCTACTGTTTATCCGGACATA